GGTAATAGCGGATATGGTAATCGAGAATATCCTACACCGGAAAAGTTACAGGAAAATCAGCAAAGAAAGATATATCCCGATGAACCCGAAAGACTTCTACAGATACAGACGCAAGACCGTCGCTGTACTGTATGAGAGGATGCGGTTGTTGGGAATGTGGGAGGATGAATAAATGCGTTTAATTGATGCAGACAAAATAATTGACTCTCTTGGAAATTCGGATATGGATTTTGCAATAGGTGCAGTTATTGATGAGCAGCCGACAGTTTTTGATGTAGATAAGGTTGTGGAGCAGTTGGAAACAAGAAAGACAAGAGCTGCTGCATTACAGAAAGCATCGGAGTATTTCGAGGGTGAAACTGATGCGTTTGAAGTTGCAATCAAAATCGTGAAAGGTGGTGGAGTTGAATGAGAGAAATTCTTTTCAAGGCAAAGAGAGTTAAAAATGGAGAATGGATAGAAGGGAGCCTCATAGATCTGGATATTGACAGCGGATATTGCTATATCGTTCCGCCGTATAAACAAGCGAGTACATTGCCAATCGGCTTTTTGATAACAGACGGAATGGAACTGGTTATTCCAGAAACCCTCTGCCAGTTCACGGGACTTTGCGACAAGAATGGAAATAAGATTTGGGAAAATGACATTCTGATGGCGCACTTGGACGAATCCTACCCAGAAGATGTGACATATGAAACCGTTGAATGGGGTGTTGTAGGATGGGTAACGCATGAAACTGGTAGCACGGATAGAGAATATATTGATAAGTTTGATCTTGAACATTATGAAGTAGTTGGAAACATTTTCGACAATAAAGAATTATTACAGGAGGAACACTGATGCAAAGAGAATTCATTTGCGGTGACTGTATGAATTTTCTCCCGGACTTTCCAGATAATTACTTCGATGTGGAAGTTGTAGACCCACCATACGGAATCAAAGAACACGGCGGTAAGAATCGTAGTAAATATGTAAAGCAGAAAAATGGAAGTTCCATTTATGTTCCTGATGGCGGCTATAAGAATTATGGTTGGGATAATAAACCGCCAGATCGAGAGTATTTTAAACAGCTATTCAGAGTATCAAAGAATCAGATTATCTGGGGATGTAATTACTTTGATTACCCAATGGCAGGTGGCTTGATAATCTGGGATAAATGCAATGATGGTTCAGATCAATCAGACGCAGAAGTTGCTTACTGCAGTCTTACAAGAAGGGTTGACATTTTCCACTATATGTGGAGAGGAATGTTTCAAGGAAAATCAATAATTGAAGGAACAATACAGCAGGGCAACAAAAGGCTGAACGAAAAGCGAATCCACCCAACCCAAAAGCCTGTAAATTTATATCGTTGGATATGTCAGAAATATCTGCAGAAAGGAATGAAGATTCTTGATACCCATGTGGGGAGCGGAAGTTCATTGATTGCCTATGAAGAATGTGGGCTTGAATATGTCGGGTATGAAATTAATGAAGATTATTACGATTCAGCTCAAAAACGGTTGAACGAGTTCAAATCACAATTAACATTATTTGATTTAGGAATGGAGGTGCCGGAATGAGTAAATCAGTATTAGTGATTGATACACCAAAAAGCTGTTACAACTGTCCATTTGGAACTGAATATTACGATATTTATATCTATAAGGGGAATTGTGAATTAGCTGAACATTTAGGAAAAATCATGACGTTGCTAACAGAAGAATACTACGGCTTTGAAAGTAAATCAAGACCCGAATGGTGTCCGTTGAAGCCACTGCCGGAGAAAAAGGAGTATATCGTTCCGAATGACAATGTAGAATCACAAAAAGATATTATTGCGGTTGGTTGGAATGCCTGCTTGAGAAAAATTACAGAAACAAGCGATGAAAACGAGCGATAAAAAGTAAGCGATAAGAGGTGGAGTAGATGGAGAGATTAACAGAAAAGCAACGACATATTTTACAACAAAAGCTTTGTGATATGAAAAGACGTTGCTATAATCCAGAAGAAAAATTTTATAAAGATTATGGTGGACGTGGCATTAAAGTTTGTGACGAGTGGATGGATAAAAAAGAAGGACATGGCAATTTCCAAAAATGGGCAGTTGAAAATGGATGGGAAGAAGGGCGCAGCATTGATCGAATAGACGTAAATGGAAATTACGAACCTAGTAATTGTCGGTGGGCAACACCAGAAGAACAGGCGAACAATAGAAGAAATAATAATTATGTAACGATAAACGGGGTAACAAAAACAACTTCTGAATGGGCAAGACAAATTGGAATTTCACAAAATGCTTTTACAGGCAGAATCAATAGTGGATGGACGGGAGAAGAATTATTAAAGCCCAAATTTAAGCCTTTAAAAATGTCTAAAGCAGAAATGGCAAAAGAAATTAGAGCGTGGAGAAACTTAGAAGAACAGGGCTTGCTTGTGAGATTGCCGTGTAAGGTTGGAGATACGGTATGGGATAACGATTTTGGATATCCGGAACCGTATGAAATAAAAGCATTTTCATATGGATATTGCGATAGTTATGTTGAGCCAGATATAGAAGATCAAATTATATTTTACTATGAAAATTATAGTGGTTCAATAGCAGTAGCTTTTCCAATGAGTGAGCTTGGTAAAAACGTATTCCTCACTCGTGAAGAAGCTGAGAATAAGTTGGAGGAGATGAAACATGAATAACAAACCCACACCAGACATAACGCCAAACCTTGCTATATCAGCATACCGCGTATTGCAGCAATATTGTACTGGGCAGCCAGTGGATTGCAAAGGCTGCGGATTCTACGAACACTGTCCAGAATGTTTTCGGGGCATGCCATGTGACTGGAACTTAAATGAAGAAGGTGAAGTAAATGAATCTTAGAAAAGCTACACTAACTGATTATGGAGTGCCGCCGGATGATATACCGACATTACAAAGTCACTTGCGGAATCTTAGCGAAAGCGATAAATACAATCTGCTGCAGGTATCTATCAAATATGCACCCGGAATCGAATCACAAATCTATGACAGCATCGTGAACAGCATCGGCTATCGGACAATGGAGAAGATCAGGACGGTTCCTGCAACAGAAAATGACTTTTATGGCTACAAACGCAAGGTCATGGCGGAATACTATCATCTGGCCAAATTGATTGGCAGACTTTAAAAAAACTTAAAAATTTATAAAAGTGGTAGAGAGCTAAATCTCCCCAGTGTGGTATTATATTTGTATATAACTGCTATACTGGGGACTTTTTTGAATTCAGAAAGGATATGATTGGATGTTGATAGGATGGCAAATGAGAAAAATTTAATACCAAATTCTGAACGAACTCCGAGCGAACTCCGAGAAATAACAAAAAAAGGCGGTATTAAGTCGGGAGAAGTGCGCCGTCAAAAAAAGACCCTTTCTGAATTAGCAAAAATGATAGCTGAGAACCCTGCTCCGACTGCTGCAAAGAAGAAACTCACAAAAATGGGAATATCTGATGAGGATGCAAATAACAATGCCTGTATTGTAGCTGCCGTATATAATAAAGCCATCAAAGGAAATATGCAGGCAGTGGACAAATGGGAACAGTTGGTAGCCGTATCAAAATCAGACGAAAGCAAATATGAGCTTCCTGCCAGAGTACTTGGTAAGGCATTCGTGGATATTAACCGGCAAATCAAGCCTAATATCGAATATGTATTCGAGGGTGGTCGAGGCGGTCTGAAATCTTCATTCGTAGCTTTTAAGATTGTTGAACTTATTAAGAACAATCCTCAGATGCACGCCTGCATTACAAGACAGGTGGCCGGTACTCTGAAAGATTCCGTATATGCTAACATGAAATGGGCTATCAACGAACTTGGACTGATGGAAGAATTTGAATGTAAGGTGTCGCCGCTTGAAATCAAATATATTAAGACGGGGCAGACAATATACTTCCGTGGTCTGGACGATGAAACCAAGCTGAAATCCATTAAGCCGGAATTTGGCTACATTGGAATCCTCTGGAAAGAGGAAAAAGATCAAATGAAGGGAGATGCTCAGGAACGTTCTGTTAATCAGTCAGTGCTTCGTGGTGGCGACGAGTCCTATGATTTTTCATCGTATAACCCACCAAAATCAAAATCAAACTGGGTAAACAGGATTAAGCTCATGCCTAACCCAAAAAGAGTTATCCATCATTCGAGTTATCTGGAAGCTCCGGCGGAGTGGCTCGGACAGAAGTTTATTGACGATGCAGCACATCTGAAAGAAATCAATCCAGAAGCCTATGAACATGAATACCTGGGTGTCCCGAATGGTGACGGCGGAAACGTATTTGAGTATCTGGAAATCAGAGATATTACAGACGAAGAGATCAGCCACATGGACCGCATTTTCGCTGGTGTAGATTATGGATGGTACCCGGATGCCTTCTGCTATCTCCGAACTTATTATGATTCTGCCAGAGAGAAGATATATCTGATTGACGAGCTGTATGTAAATAAATGGAGCAACTCTAAGACTGCTGATTGGATCAAGAAAAAAGGCTATGACGATTACACAATGATATGTGATTCTGCGGAACCTAAGTCTGTGAATGACTTCCGGGATGCCGGACTTCCTGCAAGAGGAGCAATCAAAGGACCGGGAAGTATCGAGTATGGTTTCAAATTCTTACAGACAAAGACTATAGTCATTGACCCGAAGCGAACACCGAACGCATATAAAGAAATCACAGAATATGAGTACGATCGGGACAAAGAGGGAAATGTAATAAGTGGTTATCCTGACGGAGATGATCATGCAATCTCGGCACTTAGATATGCTTATGAGCCGTTGTTTAACAGGAGAGGTTACAGTGCATAATGGGACTTATAACAACACTAAAAAGGTGGTTTAATATGATATTCAAAAAACAAGCCGAAGAGGACTTCAACATTCAGGCAGCAGAATTTCCAGAGATGGAATCGCTGATTAACCGGTGTGCGAACATTTACAGAGGTACGCCGGAATGGCTGGATGATAAGAATAATATCAAGACGATCAATTTTGCTAAATCTGTCTGCTCAGAAACAGCTCGGCTCGCAACGCTGGCGATCGGCATTCAGATAGACGGTTCTGCAAGGGCTACGTGGCTACAGGAACAGATCGACAAGGTATATTTTCAAATCCGTCACTGGGTAGAATATGGCTGTGCTTATGGAACAGTATTTATTAAGCCAAATGGTGAAAGCATTGACGTATTTACTCCGGCAGATGTGATGATCGTGGACTATGATAATCAGGAAATTAAGGGAATCATATTCAAGGATTCTTATACTGTTGGACGGAAATACTATACACGGCTTGAATATCATAGATTTGTTGAGACAACTGTGGACGGAGTGACGGTCTATCCGTACTACGTTTCTAACAGAGTCTATGTATCAAAATCCCCTCAGTCAATCGGTGATAAAATTGACCTTAAACAGACCAAATGGGCTGACTTAATGGCAGATACGCCACCGATTCTCAAAACAAACGGTGAGAAGCTGGACGGACCTCTGTACGGAATACTGCGGACACCGCAGGCGAACAATGTGGATATCAGTACACCGCTTGGCTTACCGATATTTGCAGAAGCAATTGAAGAGCTGAAAGATCTCGACATTGCATACAGCCGTAATGC